CGACTTGGCGAACACCGGAACCATCCAGCGCGAACCCGTCTGATACGAGCCGTCGCTGTCGGCAGAGGTGATCGACGGATTGATAGCGGTGTTGAAGCCGCTGCCGCCGGGGATGCGCTCAGATAGGATGAAGTTGAAGCCCATGAACGACATAATGCGACCGTCAACCAGAACAGGCTTGCTGTTGTAGTCGAGGCTGATCGCCTGCGCTTCGTTCAGAAGGTCGTCGTGCTGCTTGGCGCTGATGACGCAGTAAAGCGGATCAGTGTCAACATCGACGTAAGCTTCCATCAGCTTACGCTTGGCAAGGCGAAGTTTGGCGATGTTCAGGCCAGACGCAGCCGTGGAACCCGTCACAGCCGGGACCGACTGAGAGTTCGAGTTGTAGGCGTAAAGCGTCGAGGTCGAAACGGTGCCGTTTTCACCCGTGTTGTTGGCGTTGAAGAAGCCGCTGATGATCTCGTCATCAATCGCGCGACCCATCGCCATCACACCGGCCTGCGTGTAAGGACCGGCCGGATCAATCAGCATACGCAGACGATCCTGATTGTCGATCAGATCAGCCCAATCATAGTCGTTGGGGTAAATCCAACGCTTATCCTGCGGGGTCGAAATCAGCGGCGTGTCAGAGTGACGCGACTGGTTACGAACCGGCGTGACAGAGCCGAACTGTTCGGCCATCGAGGCCGCTTTACCAACAAACGAATAAGACTGCACCGCGTTGCGGAGGTTGCTGCCCGTTTGCTGGAGCAGCATCATGATATTTGTGGAATACTGCTGGACGAAAGCAGTATTGACGTTAACAGACATGGCTATCTCCTACGAGAGACATTGCGAATTTGCGGCGCTTGCGCGCCACGGTTTCGGCTTGTCCTCGTAAGAGAGGGGCCAGATGATCGTCTCTGGCGTGGGGCTTTAACTAAAGGGATCGGTCGCTCTAGGCGCTCGCCCTCGTTTCGGCTTGTCCACTGAAACCTCCGGCGTTTCGGCCGGAGGTGACGGTTCGATAAAAGCATATAGCGTATTTGCTATCTTGACAACAGCATCAGCAGAATGCTCTCCGGTCGGTCGATTTAAGGCCACCGCCAGTTCTAAACAGCGCACTTTAGCTTCTGTCGTGTCCATCCCTTATTGGCCCCCATAAGCGTAGGCCATAAGCTGCTGCATTTCTTTATGCTCTTTCGAGTTAACCCCGCCCGACAAATACGCCTTTGACCACGCAGGATCAGACCGTAGTTCGTTGATCCGAGCCTGCGCCTGTCCGGGCGTCATCGGACCGCCAAAGCCCGACTTTTCCGCCCCTGAGACAAAGCCCGGTTCGCCGATCTGGTTGCCGATCTTGGCGAACAGGTTAAGCGCTGCGCGCCAACCAATCGCGTCGCCGATCTTGTCGGCCGTCGCCTCGTCCACGCCAAGCCGCAGCATGCCGGTTTCGACCGCCGCCTTGTTCTGGTTGTAGGCCGCGCCCCATTCGGCTTGTAGTTCGGCCATCTCTTGCTGCCGAAGCTGGATTGTCTGCGCTTCCTGCTGCTGCTTTCCGGCGGAAACCGATTGATGCAGCCAATTTGAAAAGGCTTCGCCCTGCCCTTTCGTCAGACCGAGTTCGTAGAACTTTGCGGAAAGGTTCTTTTGAAACTGCGCGTCCGCGCCATCCGGCAGCGCGACCTGATAGCCTTCCGGCCCAGTCGGGCGACCGAGACGATCATAGACCGCTCCCCACTCTTTCGGGTCCGCGTCGCCTTTCGGGATAATGACGGCGTTGTTAGCTTTGTCGGCTCCAAGCAACTTTTCAAGGTTACGATAACCGTCCAAAACCTGCGCCGGTTCGGTCCAGCCTTTGTTCTGGACGTAGCCTACAGTCACTTCGTCCGCGCCCTGCAACCAACCGATGCCGTTGGTCGCCTGCCCCGGATTGCCATTGTTAATCTGCGTCACTGCGCCAGCGTTGGCAGGATCAACGGGCGCGACGGTCGGAGCCGCGCCTTGCCCGCCAGCGGCGGAGGCCATGTCATTCATATCTTATCCTCGTTGTTGATTGGCGAATATCCGCCAAAGATCCTCGTCGGACAGGTTGAGGTGTTGCTGAATGCGCAACCAAACCTCACGCCGTCCTTCGAGAACTGCATGCACCCGTTCGTCAGGGTGGAAAGTGGTTTCATTTGCTCGGCAGAACTTGGCGAGGTCGGCTAGAACCTCGTCCGCAAATACGCCATTGAACGTCTTGGCGTAGGCTGTCCGCCGGCGGGCCAAGAACTCTCTTGCTTGCTCTGGTTTTGTCATTAACCGCTCGGTTGACCCGGATTAGGCGACGTGCCTTCCGGGTTTGCGACCTTAGCCATCGCCGCGATGCCCGGAAGCGCCTGCACAAGCTGTTGCTGCTGTTGCTGCTGTTTCCGGCCTTCCCGCAGCGCTTGGACGCTTTCGGGATCGCGCGAGAAGCGAAACGGCGCACCGTTGATCGCAAGCAGTTCGGGGATGATCGCGTCGGTGTCGAACCAATCCATGACGCTCGGATCTTGCGTCTGCGCGGCGATCTCGCTCGCCCATTGCAGCGTACGCATCGTGCCAGCCGCCTCGTCAGCGCGCATGGCGCGGTTGAGCGGTGCGTCATACTCGACCTGATATTCCGCGCCGGCTTCCATAAGCGCCTGCGGCGGCGGGGGGATCAGACCTTGCCACATCAACAGATCAAACTCGCGCTCGATCTGCGGACCAATGCTCTCCGACTGGAAACGACCCATCGTCGGAGAAAGAAGCGCACCTTTTTCTCTGGCGCGTTCCAGCACTTCCGTCGCCGTCATCTGCGGCGTCTGCACAAGGATCTGGAACAGCGTGACAAGGAAGGCGTCGTTAATCGCCATCCGTTCGTCGTCCATCATGTCTTTGCCGATGGCGATGCTGCCGGTCGGCAAAGTGTGGACCAGCGGGCGGCCGTCGGCGTTGACGCCACCGTAGTTCACCGCGCCGGGCTTCAACGAGAAGCCGTCCAAAACGCCATCGTCATGCGCAAGCAGGACCGGATCAACCGCCCGATGTCCCTGCTTAATCATCGTCTTCTTTTCTTCGTTCAAGACGCTAATCGCCGGCAGCACATTCATAGCGGGGCTGCGGCCATAGAGTTCACCGGGCGCTGTCAAATAGCGCGCGGTTGAATACGGCATGCAGCGATAACCGCCTTCGGCCAGAAGGTGCGTCGCCTCGCGCAGAATATAGTAGGAGCCGTAGCGATAGCCCTTGCTATCTAGCCGGCGCGGGTTCCAGTTCTCACGCGGCAAAACGGCGTGAATGATCTGCACCTTTTCTTCGGACTTTACTTTGAGCCGTTCCTGATAATTTTGCGGCAGGCTGTCCATGCCCCATTGCTGCGCGATCTGGCGCAGCGTCATCTTGAAGCGACGGAAGACCTTATCTACTTGGCCTTGGAAATTCGTGGCGAAGAACAGTTCGCCGAGATGCACATTGCGATAACGCAGACCCTTCGTCTCGGGGCGCAGCGGATCGCGGAAATCGTCAGTGTAAAGACAGGACGTGCCAAACGCGCCAATGCTCACATAGCCGTCATGCTGGTTCGCCTGATAGCCGCTGTGCGGACTATAGCGATAATAGAACATCGCGTCATTAACCTGATCAAACCACAACTGCACGTCGCGGCGTTTCATCAGGCTCATGTCGGGATGGCGTAGCCGATGCCATTTATTATTCGCCGGCGTCAGCATGCTCTCCATCGCCGCAGCGAATTTCCAAAGCGCTGAATTAGCCGTCACGTCATACTGGTTCTGATTGCGCTTCGCGCCCGGAACCATATTGCCTTGCTGGTAGAAGCTGGTCGAATAGTAGGGCAGAACCTTCTGCGCCACCTCTTCCCAATGCTTCTCCCAAATGCCTCGATCCATCTCAAGGGGGACAAACAGTTTCAAGAGGTCAGCCGCAATCGACCGAGCCTCATCGCCTTTTGGCTGCTTCACGCCTTGGGTGTCATCGACCATGATTTACGAGCCCAGACCTAAACCGCCGCCGCCAAGTTTAATCGAAGAGGTCATACTCTTATTCGTCTCAAACCCTTTGCCCGTGCCAAACATATTTGACATCATACCGCCCTGCGCGGCCAACGCCGCCTTGCGCATGTTGTTATCCATCTCTAGTTCGGCTTCCGCTTTCTGCTTATCGACCCGCGCCTGCGCTTCGGCCGTCGCCTTATTCGCCGCAATCGTCGGAGCATTGGCGGCTGCGTCAATCGCCTGCGTCGCTGCGGAAACTTGCTGCGTAACCGCTGTGGCTTGCGCCAACGCCACCAACGGGTCTTCGCTCAATCCATACGGGTTATAACCCATCGCCGTGTCCTCAAATCCGAGATGTTGTCATGATGACAATATATCGTAATCCACATCTCTGGCAATCCGGCCCCGCGTGGCCGGGTTATTGCGGCCAACCCGGCTGTCGATCCGGGCGACCGGTTGCCCAAAAGTAAGGGCCAAAGCCTCGGCGCTGTCGGGGCTCGCGAGGCCGCGCGCCTTCATGTGGTCCTTGCCTTCCAGCATCAGCTTGTTGCTGGACGGGTGGTAGGAATACTCAGGGCTGATTAAGTCCGTAAACAGGTCGCTATCGTTCGGGATCGTCCCCGTCATGAGCCATTCGCGCATACGGCCCCATATCTCCACCCGTTTGTTCAAATAGGTGTCGCTATCGCTCGGCGTCGCCGACATTTGAACCTCGACGACCTTGTAGCCCCACGCCTTGAGGTTATCGACCACACCGCCGCCGACGCCGTTGCCGTCCACAAAGATCGCGTTTGGATTGTGCTTGCCGGCCAGTTCCGCGACGCGGCTCGCCAGTTGCACCGTGTCCAGACCCTTGTGCTTCTCCCACGGGATCACCGTCCCGTCCCGGCCTTTGCGGAATGCGATCACGCTCTTGTCCTCGCCGAACCGCGCCACGTCCACGCCCATGACGAGCGGCGAGCCCGGATCTGGAATGGGTGTGCGCTCTTGAGCCGCCAGCGCCACGTCTTTCCCGATGAACTGATTGCTGCCTCGGTTCGGGAATTGGCCCATGACCTCGACGCGGGCCTCGTCGCTGTCCTCGCCATACTGCGCGATCAGCTTGTCAAAGGTGCCGCGATCCGTTCCCTCGACGCTGCGGCTGTCGATGTTTCTTGTGCGCCAAAAGTTACGGTTCTTGTGGAAGCACTCGAAGAATGCGCCGCTGTTGCGCCGGGGATTGGAGAACACAAACCAATAGCGATCAGGGATCGGCTCTGTGAAAAAGCCCTCGGAGACCGTCCAGATCGGATGGGGGATGCCGGACGCCTCATCGAAGATCAGCATAACGCCGTGGTGGTTATGAATGCCGGCGAAAGCGTCCGGGTTTTCCTCGCTCCATAGCTGCGCCGCTGCGTAGTAATACCCAAGGTCGATCTTGAGATCGCGCTTGACCGCCTCGCCGAACCATTCCGCCGGCCGCATGGAGAGCGCTTGCATCTCCCACCAATGGCTATTGACCGAGAGCGCCGTCCACTTACCGAGTTCCGCCCATGTGCGGGACTTCAACTGTTGTTCGGTATTCGCAGTCACTATCGTCGTAGCGCCGAGGCGGGTCGATTGGAACCAGAGTGTCAGCATGGCGACTAGCGCCGACTTGCCGATCCCGCGACCAGAGGCGTCTGCGCTGCGCCACATCTCAAGCAAGGCTTTTTGCGCTGTGCGTAGTTCGTTGGCTTTGATGTGTTTCGTGATCTCTTCGAGCGTTTCCCGCTGCCAGCCGCGAGGGCCGTTTTGGTTTTCTAGCGGGGTGTTCTTCTTGCCCCATGGAAACGCAAAGAGGCTGAAATTGAGGGGCGAGTTGTAAATCTCTGGGGACCAGAGTTCTTTCATTAGCGACTGTTCGCCTTGCGCAGAGTAGATGGGTTGCTGTTTAGCCATTTGCTGTAAGACTTTCTCTCATAAAATTTTCAAAAAATTTTGGCCGAGCAACGTCCCCGAATTGAAACCTCGCCGCCAAGTTTTGCCCCCACCCCCACCTGCCGCCCCCCGTCCGCCGAAAAAGCAATCTCACGAGAAAATGTCAGGCTCGCCGGTGATTGGCTCGGGCTTTTCTAATTCTTTATCAGAGGGGCGAGGCGCATTTATACTTGGCAACTCAATCGCTTGCGCTTCTATGATTTGCGCCGGGTCGCGCATAGGTCGCAAATATCGTCCGCGCGCCTCTTCTAGCGTCGATCCGATGTCGATTGTTTGCGTGACATTGAGATCAATTCGATCCCCGAAGCGCTTGCTGTTGTATTTGCTTGCAACCCATTTGCGACTTTCAATTTGATTGCGCGCTTTCGCCGCGTCTTCGGACGTGTCCGCAATGTCTATGATTTCGTCGGCGAGAAGGTCCGCCTTAAATTCTTGTGCGCGACTGTAGGCGAGCGCCGCGTCGCGGTCGGCGCACAATCGGCGATTGAATGTGCGCGGCGTAAAACCGCATTGCGAGACCGCTTGGCGCAACGGTACGCCGCTCAATAGCAATTCAATTACTGCGTCAACTTGTGGGTCTGTAGGCAACCGCGAGCCCTTATTTTTCACGTTTTTGAAGCGTCACAAGAATATTTTTTATTTTCGGAGTTGACAAGATAACAAAAAGAGACTTAAATTAGCGTATTGAGACTGAAACGAGCGTATGGAGATTAGACTATGGCAAGCGCTTCCGAACTTCTCGAACTTCTCGCCGTCGCGCTCATTGGCGTTGTGGCGTTTACGCATATCATTCCGGCGCTCATTTGAGCGCCGTTTTTGTTGTCATCATAACAATCAACCGGAAAGGTAAAGACAATGGCCCGCAACATTCAAAAGGAAATAACGGACCGCATTCTCGCCGAACTGGATAAAGGCGTTATTCCGTGGCGCAAGCCGTGGCATGAATACGGGTCTGGCAACATGCCGCGCAATGCAATAAGCCGCAACGCCTATAAGGGCTCGAATGTCCCGTTGCTTTGGATAACGCAACAACAAGCCGGTTATTCGGACTGCCAATGGTTGACGTTCAAGCAAGCGCAGGAGCGCGGCGGAACCGTTCGCAAGGGCGAAAAAGGAACGCAAGTCACGTTCTGGAAAATCGGGACCGCAAAAGACGAAAGCGGTGAGGAACGCAAAACCTTTCTGTTGCGCGCCTATCATGTATTCAATCTTGAACAATGCGATGGCGTCGATCTTCCGTCTCACAAGCCGCTTCCGGTAAATCCCGGCGAACGCGACGCACTCGCCGAAGAATTTATGCGTTCAACAAGCGCTAACATTCGCCACGGCGAGAACCGCGCTTACTATGCAACAAATGGCGATTTTATCAATCTGCCAAAATTCGAGAACTTCAAAGGATCAAGCGAATATTATGCGACTGCATTCCATGAAATGACGCATTGGACGGGCGCGGATCATCGCTTGAAAAGAGTTTTTGGCAAGCGCTTCGGAGATAGCACTTATGCAGCCGAAGAACTTGTTGCCGAACTCGGAAGCGCTTTCCTTTGCGCTGAATTTGGTTTTGACAATGACACGCTAGAAAATCACGCGGCTTACCTTGCATCATGGCGCAAAACAATATCAGAGAACGACCATCTCTTTTGCAAAGCTGCCAGTGAGGCAAGCAAGGCCGTCGATTATCTTCGGTCGCTCGCCATCGCCGAACCTATGCCGCTTGCGGCCTAATCCTACCGGCGCGCGGTTCGCCGCGCGCCTCTTGTTGTCTATATAACAACGGAGAAAAATCATGTCACAACCTACCCGCGAACAATTGACGGAAATTTGGAATAACCCCGGCGTTTCTCAACCCGGTCATCTCGCCGCGTGGCATGTCCCGGCGTTCGGTCATGTTGGATTAGATAGCAAGCCCGGAACCTTTCGGCGGCCGTCATGGGATAAGGCGCTTTTGAAGCGCGCAAAGCGCGATCTCCCGAACTGGTATTCGCGGCGCAATCTTCGCGACCCGTCCGCTTAACCCACAAGCGCGGCGGCAATGCGTCGCCGCGTCCTATCATTCAATCCTGAAAGGCCGGGGCCATGACAAAGCTACTTTGTCCGACATGCAGCGGAGAGGTAACAAAATATAACGGCGAAAAGCTAGCTTACACTCTAAAAGAGGGGGCGGCGGCGCTATCAATTAGCCTATCAGCGATGTGGTCCCTATCGAAAGAAGGCAAAGTTCGATTTATAAAAATAGGGGGGCGCACATTAATTCCGACGAAAGAGCTTTTACGCCTTGCGTCGGATGGTTCGGGCTAAACCCAAACAACCGCCCACCTCAAACCATAGCCCCGCCCACCGTGGCGGGGTTTTTTATTGCCCGGCCCATTTTCGCGGGGTCGATCCTCAATCGGTCGATCCAGTCTCGGCATATCACCGAGCGCCGAGCCCCAACAGGCCGAGCGTCGAGCCCCTATCAACAACGACAACCACAAACCAGAAGGCAGAGCGCCAGCGGTTTTGAAAAACCCGACAACAAACCAGAAGGCAGAGCGCCGCCCATTCCCGAGAACGACCGCAGGCCAGAAGGCACGGCGCAAGCGGTTTTCAAAACTGGAAACTGGAACAAAACTGGAAATGCTTTTGGAATGTAAACTGTATTATATATTATATACTTATCTATATATTTCCATTATTCCAAAATAAATAAAGATAAATAGTTATATAAAAAACATATACTTATTGCTGTAACCGTAAATATATACCCGGCGGCCAAAACACCGTCCAAAAAACCTCCCCCGAACTGAGCCCAAAAACTCTGGAAAACTGGAAAATCTGACTTTATCCAGTAACATCAGGTAGTTAAGCGCTCCATTTCACTTTTGGACTTCTGGAAAATGGAGCGATTAGGGGCTAATCCAGAGCACCGGGGCCGCAGATTTAACGGCTGCGCTCTCTAATCGCGCGGAATTAAGCCGCGTTGTGCAATAATGGCCTGCAATTTTATTTTCGCCGACTAACTGGCCTAAAAAGGTTTCGCTGGCGGCCTCAATAACGCACAGCTTCCCGAGCGCCTTGGGGTCTATGCCCTGCGTCGGCAAATAATAGAACAGCCAACCCGACATAAGCCCCTCGCCGGCGTAGCGGAGCGCCACGGTGTCGGGTTTCACATTGGCGGGGCGGGCAACCTTGCGGACGCCGGTGACGCCTTTTCGGGCCACGCCGCCCTTGTCATCAACCATGCCCACTACCGGAAGCGCTCTGGCGGCGGCGCGGCGTTCGCTCTCGGGCTCGCCTCGGCGCAGATCGCCGAAGTTCTTAACGACCTCTTCTGTTGAAACGCCAAAGATCTTTGCAATCTTGGCGGCGTCGGCGGCGTGAAACTTACGCTCGCCGTGGATCATCCGATACAACGCGGTGTATTCGATCCCAACCTTGGCGGCGAAGCCTCTGAAATCGAGATCAAGGTCCGCCATCTTACTCAAAAACCATTTTGTGTTCGGCGGTCGAATAACAATCGGCATGGCAACCTCCAATACGCTTAATAAACTATTACTGTAACCCCTCCCGATTGTCATTACAGCAACATATCCACAAAAGAAAGCCCGGAAACTACTCATATGAAACGTGTAATCATCCACATTATGCACAACTGACGCCACTATTTACGTTAATTCTGCGTGTTGTCATCTTGCCAATTCGTTGACATGATAGTAACGTGATTTGCCTGAAACCCCCGTCATTTCACGGAAATAAGCATGCCGGTGACTGATCCTTACGAACGCACGACGCCACGCAATCAAGGCATGTATGGCTACCCGCCTTTTAACCAAGCGGAGAAGATCATTAAGCGCTTCGGCGGCGAGCAAGCGCTGGCGAAAGCCCTTAATCTCAATCCGGTGACTGTTTATCGCTGGCAATACACTTGGCCCTATGGCCGGGATGGATTGATCCCACGCGGCCAGATCGAGCGGATCAAGGCGGCGGCACGGAACATGGGCGTCATGATCTTGCCCGAGGACTGGGTTCCCGAGCGCAACCATTGGAGTGACGAACAACTGGCGGCGCGGGATAAAGCCCGTGAGAAGGCCATGACCGAGGCCACAATTCTTGCGGAGTTACTGGCGTGAGCAAAGTCATTCAAGTCGAACAACTCCGAGTTCTCGGCGTCGATCCCGGCATTAACGGCGGTTGGGCTGTATTGAATTACAGGGGCGGCCTTGAATGGGCCGGCACATTCCCCATCATCGAGACCCGGACAGGCAGAAAAACCCACCGGGACATTGACGGCCATCAACTTCACAAAGAACTCATCATGTCGGAACCGACGCATGCTTTTGTGGAGCAGGTGAGCAGCCGGCCCCGCCAAGCCGGCCAATTCCAGTTCGGCGTCAACACCGGCGTCGTGATCGGCGTTATTCAGGCGGCGCAAGTCCCTCTGCGCCGCGTCACGCCGCAAGTATGGAAGAGCGCGTATAATATTAAGCGCGACGAGGAAGAGACGAAGGCGGACAAAAAGACCGAAGCCCGCCAGATCGCAACAAAACTTTATCCCCACCATAGAGATACATTCAAACACGTTAAGGACGATGGCGTGGCGGAGGCGGTTTTGATCGCCTTGTTTGGCCTGTCGCTGCTGACCGGAACAGGAGATGGCCGTGGCAACTAATATTAAGCATGTCGGTATTGTTGACGACATAACAACAACGCTTAAAGAACGCGGCGGCAGATACGGCAAGTTCACCGGCCACGCCAAGGTGACGCAGGACATTAAAGCCTGTTTCCGCGCGGCCAATCTGAGCAAGTGGCACTCCCTCGCTGACGATCAGAAGGAAGCGCTTGAAATGATCGCGCACAAACTGGGCCGGATCATCAACGGCGACCCGAACTATGCGGACAGTTGGGTGGACATTGCAGGCTACGCAAAGCTGGTCGCGGACCGGTTAGAGGGACAGGAGCGGTAAGTGAAGAACAACAACGGCAATAGGACTGACAGACGCCCGGACCCGACGGAACTGACGCCTAAAGAAGCGCAAATATGGGCTCTTTACGAGGAAGGCAAAAGCTATCGCGAAATTGCGGAAGCGTTGGGCCTGAAAACCACATCAATCTCTACGCGCCTGATGTCGGCGAAAGAGAAGATCGCGCTGAAAAACGCGGAAGAACATGCGGCGTAAATGAAGGAGAGTAAAATGCTTGGCTTTAATGAAACACGTTACGGAATTACCGGTAAAGAGTTGGAAGATATGTGCGGCGCTATCGCCGACAACGCTATTGACGCTGCGCGCAAAGCCGCTGGCGTCGATCATCTCCCCAAGACTGCGGACGACAAGCGCAAGCGGGATATGGTCGAGAAGATCCTCGTTAGCCTAAAATCTTATGAGGCCGAGGTTCACGAAGGCTCGTTGATCGCCCCCTATCAAGTGAAGCCACACAAGGGTTTTGATGAATTAGAGGCGAAGCTGGCGGACGCGCTTTCGGTTCCATACGACGAGCCCGAGATCGCTAACCCGATTGTTCGCAAGAGCAATAAGGCGGCGGCCTAAACATGATGACGCCGAGAGAAACCGTATTCATCGCGCTCGGCGTCGTGATTGGCGTCGGGGTCGTGTTCTATCAAACGGACACGCCCCGCGCTGACAAATGCGAAACCTACAAAATCTCGCGTGAAGTGAAGGTTGCTTACGTTCTCAAGCCGCCGCCTGCGCAAACGATCTATCAAGCCTGCCCGCAAGTATCACAGAAAGTCGAAAATGATACTCAACCAGAATTGAGTAACGCAGACGATACACAAAAGAAGCCGCGCCATCATCGGCGTCATAGGGTTCGGAGGTATTGGCGATGAGTGATGACCTAATCGCACGGCTGCGCGCACCACTAATGCCGCGACACGGTATTGAGCGTGAAGCAGCCGACGCATTAGAGGCGCAGGACAGGCGGATCGCGGAATTGGAAAGCATGATTGCCGTTCATCGTCTGGCGGTTGATGTTGACGCCTTGAAAGCCCGCATCGCGGATTTGGAAGCGGCGCTGCGTGAAGCCTACGAGGTCTATGCAGGTTCTGACGGCTTTATCCCTGAAACGGCAGCGGAAGGCTATCAGCAGCAGCTTATCAAGCAGATGGTGGACATAATCGGTGCTGCTTTGGCAAAAGAGAATACCGACCTCCGCGCCGCCCGCGCCGCTTATCTGGGAGAGAAGTGATGGGCTTTTATCAAGCGCAGAAAATAGAAAAGCTGGAAGCCCGCATCGCGGAGTTGGAAGCGGCGCTGAAACCGTTTGCTGACGCTGCGAATAACTTTGACAATATGCCTGTCAAGAACGCAGCCGAATGGTTTGCCTATTCTGGAATGTCGGATGCTTCAGGTCATTCAGGCGCGATTAGCGTTGCCGACCTCCGCGCCGCCCGCGCCGCTTATCTGGGAGAGAAGGAGTGACAATTCCTGAAATCAGAGATGCGTTGATTGCTCTATCTGGCGATGCCCGTCTCCCCGACGAGATTGCAAGAACAATCCGTCGGCTTGCGATGGAAACCAAACGCCGCAGCCCACGTAACATTGCGGAACGTAAATGCGTGACGGCGACGCCGAAGGTTCGCGCCGCTATTCGGGCGTTTGCGTCAGCTAATCCTGAACTGTCTCAATTAGAGATCGGTCGGCGGTTCAACGTCAATCCGGGGCGCGTCTCGGAAGCCCTGCGAGGGTTTAGACGATGAACGAAGATGTCGTCGCCCACCTCAACAACGCGGCGACGATATTCGTCATCCTGTTAATGGCTGCGGCTGCGGCTTGGATCGTAAAATTACTGACGGACGATTGATGTCGAGGGATAAAATGGCGTATCTGTTTCCTTACGCGGGGTCCGAGGGACGGCGTGAAAAGCATCCTTATTATAAGGAATTAGAGCGGCAAGAGCGTAACAAAAAACGCAATCAGCCGGTCAATCCGCCTCTCGAAACACCAAAAGTCGAGCCCGAGACGCCGCTAACCAAAGAGCAAACAAAGTTTGCAGGTTTGGGCGATGTCCCGCCGTCTTTGCGCGGAATAATGGTTGAGGTTTGCCGGGAGCATAAGGTCGTGCCGGCGGATCTTCGCGGCCTTGATAGCCGCAAGCACGTCGTCCAAGCGCGCCGCGTTTATTGCATTCGGGCCAGAAGCGAAACGGACGCCAGCTTTTGCAAAATCGCGCGTAGCCTCTGCCGGGACCACACGACCGTCATCTATTTTGTGAAGCAAGGCCACGCGGGCCATTCACTAGAGCCCGTGAAGCACACGGTTATTCCGTCGCTCGGCAAGAGACGCATAAGATTTGTAACGACGCCCACGCCGCTTGAAGCCGAATACGCCCGCCTTGTTGCGGAAGGCTTCACGCCAAAAGAGATCGCGCAGAAGATGGGCAAGTCGGCTAGTTGCATTCGCCACTACAAGAACAGCTTGAAAAAGAAAGCCGCTCTAGCGCTAAAGTTAGAGAATAAGTGATCGAGACCCTTTTCCCATATCAGGCGGAAGGGGCGGCTTGGTTGGCGTCGAAAGATCACGCTTTGCTGGCCGACGAGATGGGCCTTGGCAAGTCGGCGCAGGTGATCCGCGCCTGTGACTACGCAGGCGCGTTCGACATATTGATTGTCTGCCCTGCCATAGGCAGGATTAACTGGGATCGGGAGTTTAAGCGCTTCTCGCCGATGGATCGGCCGTCAACGCCGATCATGACGAAGGCGGATAAGCCCGGCCCCGGCGTCAACATCGTCAGCTACGACATGCTGGCGACGAACGAGAAGCTAAAGCTGGCGTTAATGGCCCGTGACTGGGACGTGCTGGTTCTGGACGAAGCCCATTACCTGAAAGAGCGCACCGCCAAGCGGACGAAAGCCTGCTACGGCGGCAATAGCCGCCAACCGGGGCTGGTCCACGTCTCAAAGCAGGTCTGGCGGTTGACCGGGACACCCGCCCCGAACAACGCCTCGGAACTACACACCCACCTCAAGAGCATGGGGCTGACCGACCTTCCTTACTGGGATTTTGTCTTCCGTTACTGCGCCGGCTTCGAGAGTGACTACGGCTACAAGATCACAGGCCACAAAAACGTAGAGGAATTGAGAGCAATGATGGCTCCTAAAATGCTGCGCCGCCGGAAAGAGCAAGTTCTGTCCGACCTGCCGCCGATCACCGTCGGCGAGGTGACGGTTGATCGCTCTGAGGTCGAACTCGATCCGTGGTTTTACGAGAACGTCGTCCACCAAGGCGGCGTCGAGCGGTTTTTGACAAGTCTCAAGACTATCGACCAAAGTCTGAAATCGAGCCTCGATGTCGTGAAAAACAACCGCGCGCCGAGGGTCGATGACGTGCTGGCGGTTCTGAAAAGCTACAGCCAATCCACCTCGACGCTGCGTCGGTATATCGGGCTCGCCAAACTGCCGCGCGTGCTCGACATCATCGAGGCGGAATTAGAGAGCGGCGAGATCGAGAAGATTGTTCTCTTCGCCGTTCACCAACAGGTCATCGAACAGACCCGGCAGCGGTTACGCCAGTTCCACCCCGTCACGCTCTATGGAAAGACGACCGCGCACAAGCGGCAATGGCACGTCGATAAGTTCCAGAAAGACCCCACATGCCGCGTCTTTATCGGCCAGATTTTAGCGGCGGGAACCACGATTTCATTAACAGCGGCTTCGGAAGTCGCTTTCCTAGAGGCAGATTGGGTTCCAGCCAATAACAGCCAAGCAATCATGCGCATTCATCGACATGGACAACAGAACAAATGCCGCGCGCGTTTCTTCACCTGCGCCGGCAGCGTGGACGAAGAGGTGATGAAGGCGGTTGTGTATAAGACGCGAGAGATCACAAAAATTATTGACTGAACCGTTGACATCATGACAACCAATGGTAGCTTATCCGCACCGAATAGGAGTGATTTGAATGCTTATCAGCTTTGATCCGCTTAATCCGCGTGAAATGGAATTTGTGAGAAAGCTGTTTGACGATCCTTCCTCCCCGTCAAACAGCCTTGCCGAGCCGGACGTGGCAGACAATAACGCCGGCACCGTCACATCAGGTTTTTTGCACCTTTCCCCCGAGGGTGACGGCGGCAGCGAAGGGGCGGCGACCGGAAGCGCTGCCCCCGCTGTCGAGAAAGCGAAGCGCGGACGTAAGCCCAAAGCGGCGGTTGAGAGCGAGATCATCATGGCCCCGGCTCCCGAGGCCGCCCCGACTGGCGAACCGACGCTCGACGACGCCCGCGCCGCCCTTTTGGCCTACAACCAGAAGCACGGCATGGACGCGGCGATTGATCTCGTTCGCAAGTTCGGCGCGGCGCGGATCTCCGAACTCGACGCGAGCAGCTATGGCGCTTTCATCGCGGCGACTAAGGAATGAGCGGCCACGCCAAACTCTCGCCATCCAGCGCCGAGCGCTGGATGGACTGCGCCGGCAGCGTCGTCCTTTCGGACGGCATGCCGCAGCGCACGAGCGCCTTTGCGGACGAAGGGACGGAGGCGCACGAGATCGCCGAGTTCATTCTACTCGGCAAAGCCTACACTTGTAGCGCGGAAATGCTGGCGAACGTCCGGGTCTATACGGACTACGTTATGTCCCTCTGCGCCGAGAAGACCGCCCTCTGGTTCATCGAGCAGCGGGTCGCCGTCAACGCCCACGTCTACGGCACGGCGGACGCGATTATCTGGCACGAAGCCGAGCGCCACCTGCGCGTCATAGACTTAAAATACGGGGCTGGCGTTGCGGTTGAGGTGAAGAACAACAAGCAGCTTATGATCTATGCGCTGGCGGCGTTGTTGACCATGAATTACAACGCCGACCTCGTTACGGTCACGATTGTTCAACCCCGCTGCGCGCACCCCGACGGCCCGATCCGGTCGATCAGCTTCACGGTTTTGGAGTTGATGGATCTTTTCGCCGACATCGAGGACGCGATCATTCGCGTCGAAGAGGCGAAGAAGGCCAACGACATCGTGCCGTTTCTCTCGGCGTCCGAGAAGGGATGCCGTTGGTGCCTCGCCGCCCCGAAATGCCCGCTCTTAATCGAGACGGCGCAGAAACAGGCGAAGAAGGTATTTACGCCGGGGCTTCCGTATAACCCGATTAGCCTGTCGGAAACGCTCGATACGCTCCCGCTCTTGGAAGCGTGGATCAAGAACGTCCGCGAGTTCGCTTACGCCGAAGCTGAAAAGGGGAACGACATCCCCGACTACAAGCTGGTTGAGAAGCGCGCGACGCGGAAATGGCGGAGCGACGAGAACGCCGCCGAGCGTTTGAAAGCCCTCGGCCTCGATCCATTCGACTACAAACTGATAACGCCGGCAGCGGCTGAAAAGCTGTTGGCGAAAGAGGAACGTGCCTTGCTGGACGAACTCACTGTCAAAGAGAGTTCGGGGCATGCGCTTGTCCATGAGACGGACAAACGGCCGGCGGTTCGTGTGGACGCTGCGTCAGCGTTTGCAGGCAAATGACACTATCGCACTAGGAGATTATGATGGCTGACAAGTTGGTTACACCCGAGTTCCGCGCGGGTTTCGTTGGGCTGTTCCGCGCTTCTGCGCCCAAGGACAATCCGGCCGGCGCTAAGAAGTATCAGATCCGCGCGCTGTTCCCGCCGAACACCGACCTCTCTGCGTTGAAGGCTGCGGCTGCGCAGGCGGCGACGGACAAGTGGGGTTCGAGCGTTCCCAAGAACCTGCGCTCGCCATTCCGCTTGAACGAAGAACTGGACAATCCGGTTCCGGGTATCGGCGACGATTGGACGGTCATGACCTTCTCGGCGAACGAGAGCCGTCGTCCGGGCATTGTTGACCACAACTGCCAAGACATCATCAACGAGGCCGATACTTATAGCGGCGCATGGTTTCGCGCCGAGGTTCGTCCCTACGGCTATGAGAACGCTGGCAACAAGGGCGTCGCGTTCGGTCTCGATAACGTCCAGAAGCTACGCGACGACGAGCCGCTTGGTTCTGGCCGCACTCCGGCGAGCAAGGCGTTCACGCCCGTCGCCGCTGCCGGCGCGACGAAAGCCGCTTCCAATATTTTTGGCTGATCTGTTGTCATCATAACAAGCGTCGCCTTACGAGGCGGCGTTTCTTCCGGGGCGATCATGGCAACATTACACGGCGATTTTGAAAGCCAAGGTCCAGAAGACCTACCTAAGAAGGGGCTGCACAA